CCCCTTTTGAGGAGCCTCATACGTGAGCTTTCAAATCACCGAAAACGTGGTGCAGCAGTACACCGACAACATGCGGGTGCTGTACCAGCAAAAGCTGTCCCGTGCGCAACCGTGGTGCCAAACCACCACCATCAAAGGCCAGTCAAAGGCCGTTGAACGCGCCGGTAAGACCGAGGCGTACGACATCCTGTCGCGTCACGCCGATACCAAATACGTTGAAACGCCACACTCGCGGCGCTGGATCGACCTCCAGGACAAGGGCTGGGCTGAACTCGTCGACGAACTCGATGAAGTCAGGCTGCTCTCTGATCCCAAGAGCGCCTATCCAAAGATCGGCATGATGGCGCTGAACCGTGCCAAAGACGACATCATCTTGCAGGCAGCTCGGGGACCGGTCCGGACCAACACCGGCACCATTACCCTGCCCGCATCGCAGAAGATCGCCGCATCTGCGTCGAACCTCACCCTGGCGAAACTGCTGACCGCCAAGCAGATTCTCGACCAGAACGAAGTCGACGACGACATGAGCATGGCGATGGACGGCCAGAGCACGACGGAAGCGTCGCAGCGGGTCATGTTCGTCAACTCGGCGATGCTCACCTCGCTCTACGGCACCACCGAACTGAAGTCGATCGACTACAACACGGTCAAGGCTCTGGCACAGGGCGCTATCAACACCTTCCTCGGCTTCCGCTTCGTCCGCACAGAACGGCTGTTCTCGGACGCAAACGCCACCACCGGCTACGCCATCGCGTGGTCACGGTCGTGCGTGGGCTTCGGCGTGGGGCAGGACATCGTCACCGGCATCGATCCGCTGCCCGGCAAGAACTACGCGGTGCAGGTTTACCTGCGCATGGCCGTGGGTGCAGCCCGGCTTGAGGACGAAGGCGTTGTGGAAATTGCCTGCTCGTAATCCGAGACACGCAAACAGGAGATATCGACTATGGCTCTTTTTTACTCTGATCTGATCACGCCGCTCAACGCGCCGTTGGGTGGCCAGCCGCTCTACAACCGCGCGCGGGTCAACAAACTGCAAGGCCGCTTGCGCATCATCGAAGCCGTCATGACGCTGCCAGCGGCGGCGGTCATCGGTGACAAACTGATCGTGGCCAAGCTGCCGCTCAAATCCCGACTCGTCGGGCATCTGAGTAAGCTCCAGTGGGGTGCAGGTACCGCCGCGCAGACCCTGGCGCTCGGCGATCCGCAGAACGGCGCTCGGTATCTGGCGGCAACAGCCAGCAACGCCGCCGGTTCTGCTGTCCCCGTGGCGGCCGACTTCCAGCCGACGTTTGTGGCGGACGTGACCAGCGGCTCGGCAACCTTGGCTAACGTCAAGGGTATCGGCGCAGTGCTGATCGGTTCGGTGCTGACCTCTGGTACCGGTATCACGGCCAACACCACGGTAACCGGTATCGACTACGTCGCACGGACCATCACGCTGAGCGCCGCCGCAACCGCGACCAACGCGGCAGTGACGGTCACGGTGACGGGTAACAGTTACGAGGTGAGTACCGATCTCGGTAACTTCGCCAACGGCTTCCAGACGAGCGCGACGATCCCCTTGGATGACACCACGTTGCTGCTGACCTTGGCGGGCGCTAACAGTGCCGCGGCCCAGTTCATCCAGTTCCGCGGGGTGTTCGCACAGGATTAAGTCTCCGTTGGTGCGTTGAGATGTGGGACCTAACCCCGGCCGGCTAATCACCATCCGGGGCTTTTTCTTGTTCAGGAGACCAGCATGGCGCTTATCACCAACCCACAAGCAATTGCCTTCGAGAACACAATGGGCAGGGCATACGCCGAGCGGATGTATGGCGCCTACATTGCAGCCAAGGAGCTGGTGAGTATCTGGAACGCGCAATCGCTTTCAGCAGTAATCCCCAATACCAGCACGGACGTATTCTCAGATGGTGCCCAAACGGACGGGAGGCCGATCGTGACCGGCGCGAACATGACGAACATCATCACGCGCGCCCAAGAGCTGATCACTGACTATGAGGCGACCTCGAATGCGAAATTGAATACCTTCCTCGCGCTGGCAGTAACGCCGCGCTGAGATGGCCTTCGCAGCAGGCACCACGCTAGAGGTACGGCCGACCAGCGGCAATGATACCAATGGTGGCGGCTATTCAACTGGCGGCACGGACTGGTCGCAACAGAATGCCCCGCAGTACTCCGTCACCGACGGTGTAACGGCTGGCACCACCACGATCACCAGCGCCACAGCCAACTTCGGCGTGGACGTGGTGGGCAATCTCATTAGCGTATCTGGTGGCACAGGCTCGCTCGCACAAGTCTGGCGACAGATCGTCAGCCGGACCAACAACACAACCATCGTTGTTGACGCGGCCACCGGGCTAGGTGCCAGTACTGGCGTGACGCTGAAGATTGGCGGGGCGCTTGCCACGGTGGCAACAGCCTTGGCGCTGATGACCGTCGATAGCATGTACACCTACTGCAAGGCTGAAGCGACCGAGACAATAGGCACCGGGCTTACACCGCCCACAGTAGCGAACTCGCTCCAGTCACGGTTAGAGGGCTACGCATCTACGCGCGGAGACGGCGGGAAGTACACCCTGCAAGCCAGCGCCGGCATCACCATGTTAAATATGTCGGTTAGCTCCCCCGCATGGCACAACTTCGTCATTGACGGGAACAACAACGCGAATGTCGTTTGTCTGAACAATGCGCATAACTACGGCCAGTTTAGGAATGTCGTATTTAAGAACGCGTCGTCGGGAACCGCAAAAGGTGTTACCAGTTCGGCAGCATTGCTACTTTATGGTTGTGAGGTAACAAACTGCATCGGCACCAACGGGGCGGTTGAATCCGGCTCCAATGCGCTGATAGAAATCGTCGATTGTTGGATTCACGCCAACCCTAAAACGGCTGTCTTTGTTCAAAACCGGTTGGTGCTGCTAAACAGTGTCATTGCTAACAACACGGGCGCAAGCAGCCATGGTGTCAGAAACCAGAACGAGTTCACGCTTATTCGTGGTTGCGTCATCTACAACAATGTTGGAGACGGGCTCAACTTAGCAAATACTGCCTCCAGCGGTACGGCCTCCGTTGATATAGCCAACAACATCATCGCGAAGAATGGTGGCGTAGGCATCAACCGCAGCGCTAGCCAAACTGCCGGCGTTTCTCCAGTTCAAATCCATCACAACGCCCTGTGGTCCAACACCGGCGGCAACGGCACGAACTGGACGCTGTCCGGTACGAACGTGTCGCTCTCGGCCGATCCGTTCACTGGTGGTAGTGGCAACACGACCGATGGCGCCAGCAACGACTTCTCATTGAATAACACCGCCGGTGGAGGCGCAGCGTGTCGTAGTGTCGGCTTCCCGGGTACGCTGAACGGGCTGACTGGCAGCACTGGTTTCGCCGATATTGGCACGTTCAGGCACCAAGACCCGGCGGGCGGTGCCGGTCTGGCATTCATTCCTAATCTGGAAGGCACATGAAGCTCAATAAACTAGCTGGTGCCACCTCGGAAATCTGGCAGGTCTTCATCCGGGATTCGTCGAGTACGACTGGCGCCGGTCTGACCGGCCTCGTGTTCAACAGCGCCTCCCTGACGGCCTACTATCACCGCGATACCGACACCACGGCCACGGCCATCACGTTGGTCACGATGACGGTCGGCACGTTCACGTCGTCAGGCTTCAAGGAAATCGACGCCACCAACATGCCGGGGTGGTATCAGTTCTGCCCGCCAAACGCTGCCATTGCTGCTGGCGCCAAGTCCTGTGCGTTCCATCTCAAGGGCGCCACGAACATGGTGCCGATGCCGATTGAGGTGCAGCTCACCGCAGTCAATCCGGATTCGGCAGCGGCATTCATCACGGGCGTGAATTCGCTGGCGCCGCCGACCAACTGGAACCTAGACAGCATCGACGCGAACGGGCGCCGCGACATCATCAAGGTAGCTGGCACAACGCAGACCGCACGCGATCTCGGTGGCCAGCTCGACGCCACGATCACCTCGCGCATGGCGACGTTCACGCTGCCGACGAACTTCTCATCACTGGCCATCGACGGCAGTGGCAAGGTCGTGCTTCAAGGCGTTACGCACACCGGTGCTGTGATCCCGACGGTGACGACACTGACCGACTTCTTCACGACTGCGAATGCTGAAGTGACTTCTATTCCTGCTGCCAACGCGCCGCCCGCCAGCAAGCTCTCGTTCGTGTTCGCCTTCATCCGCAACAAGTTCACGCAGACTTCATCGACAGCAACGCTGCGCAACGACGGCGATTCAGCCAATATCGGGACCAGCGCATCGTCTGACGACGGCACCACGTTCATCCGGGCGAAGTGGCTCTAGGATGGCAATTGATACACGAGACAAGCGTGCTTCAGCGATGTTGGTTGGTATCCTGCCGGTACCGAATGCGAGCATCGACTTGGGGGATCGTACGCAATTGGTGTGGCGATACCGAGGCATCACGCCGCCGCCGCCAACGCTCGGGTTCGTGTTCAGGCGAACGCTGTCGATGCTGGGCGCCAAAGTAGGGGATCGTCAGATCATCAAGGGTTCTGAGTAATGGCTAGCTACCCTAAGCAGAGTCTGTACACGCGCACCTTCTTGATGGTGCTGTCGTCGGATCACATCACTGGCGCGACGGGCAAGACGGTAACAGTGACGATCAGCAAGGCTGGTGCTGCATTCGCGGCTCCGACTGGTACCGTCACTGAGATCGCCAACGGGTTGTACGCGATTGCGTTAACCATCGTTGACACCAATACGGTCGGCGATCTCGCGTTTCACTGCACTGCCGCAGGGTGCGATCCGACCGACTTCATCGATGCTGTCACCTCGGGGGCCACAGCGTCACAGTCCGTCGCCTTCTCATCCAGCGCCGTAGCAATCTGTTCGAACGCATTGCTGATGATCGGTGACCAGACGATCAACACGCTCAACGACGACAGCGACCGGGCGCGATCCGCGGCGAACTTGTACCCGTTGGTGGTGAGCTATGTCCAGTCGCAGCATAAGTGGCGATCTTGCACCAAGCGCGCAGTGCTTAACCCTGACTCCACGGCGCCACTGTTCGACTGGAACTTTCAGTACACCATGCCCGGTGACCTGCTAACCATCAATCGGGTGGGGCGCAAGGAGGACGTGCCTATCGACTACGAGTACGAGTCGGAGAAGATTCTCGCCGACGAGACGCCGATCTATCTGGTGTACACGTTCTACAACACCAACGAAGCGACGTGGTCACAGTACCTCACCTACTGCGTGACGATGTGTATGGCAAGAGCGCTCGCATACCCGCAGACGCAGGCCGAATCGCTGGCAGGGCTGCTCGAATCGACGCTGCGGCCACTGCTCGTTCGGGCGCATCACGTCGATTCATCTGATGCACCGCCAGAAGTCTTCGGCGACTACGCCCTTCAGCGCGCCCGCGCGTCGAGTTCGTCGTGGGCATGGCGGGGTTGGTAGGTGTACAGAGACAACCAGACCAGCTTTGTCTCAGGTGAGATATCGCCTCGGCTACTGAGCCGCACTGACGCCCAGCAGTACCGGCAGGGCGCCAAGTCGATCATCAATGCCTATCCCACGATTCAGGGCAGTCTGAAGCGTCGACCTGGCACGCTGTTCGTTCAGGCAGCCAAGAACTCGGGAACGAAGAAAGCACGACTGATGCCGTTCGTGCTGTCCGCGACGCAGGCGTACATCCTTGAATGGGGCGATCTGTATGTCCGCATCTTCGCCATCGATGGCGTCTACACCGGTGTGGAACTGGTCAGTCCATACACCGAGAATCAGGTCGAGACGCTCGACTATACCCAGTCCGGTGACACGCTCTACGTGTTTCACCCGCAGGTAACGCCCCAGCGCCTGAAGTTCTTCGGCGCGACCGCTTGGGAACTGGTTCCGATCCCCTACGTGACGGCGCCGTTCGATGAGACGGGGTTTGCTCCGGCAACAAGCCTAACGCTGTCGGCCACTTCTGGCGCCATCACGGTAACCGCTGCGGCGGCTGCCTTTCTGCCCTGCGACGTGGGCCGAAACATCGTGCGCACCGACGCGAAGGGCATCGCCACGATCACCGGATACACGTCGACGACGGTTGTTACCGCCCAGGTCATCACAACGTTCTCGTCGACCTCGATTGCCTCCGGCAACTGGTACATGGACGTGTCACCACAGGCGTTCATCAAGGCCAGCGCGCAGACGCCCGCAGGTACGGCGGTGACGGTAGCGGCATCACAGACACGTGGCGCGACGCTGACCCTTACCGCCAAGACCGGCGCCATCACCATTAACGCCAGTGCGGCGGTGTTCGTAGCTGGGGATACCGGCAAGATTATCTACGCGGACGCGGGACAGGCAGGGCTCACCTTCGTCAACGCAACGCAGTGCACTGCCGTTACCACCAGTGACTTCACCTCATTGACGCTGGTGGCTGGATCGTGGGGCATCACTCAGGACGCATGGCGATCGACCGATGTCGGCAGCTTCCTGCGCTTCAACGGCGGAATGGTCAAGATCACCAGTCTGCTCAGCGCCAGCGTGGTGAATGGGATCATCTACACCGTGCCCACCGGCGTGACGACGACATCCGTACTGGTGGCGGCGCCGCCCCTGTCGTGGACCCTCGAAGCCCCTGCGTTCAGCACGTCGCTAGGCTTCCCGACGACGGGGACGTTCTACGAACAACGGCTTCTGATGGCTGGCACCACTCGATTCCCGCAAACCATCTGGGCGTCGAGACTCGGCAATCCGCTCGACTTCACGAAGGGCGTACTCGACTCCGACTCATGGGAGTACACGATATCGAGCGAGGAAACCAACCAGATCACGTTTCTTCAGCCGTTCCGGGGGCTACTGGTCTACACCTTCGGCGGCGAGTACTCGTTGCAGGCGCCTCCCGGCAGAACCATCACGCCGACATCGCCGCCGTCCATTCGGCGCGAGTCGCGTCATGGCACCAGAACGGTACGACCGATCTTCGTCGGCACACAAGCAGTGTTCGTGCAGCGGTCTGGCCTTCGCATCCGCTCCATGGACTACCAGAGCGATGCCAACTACGGCGACCGGTACCGCGGCGACGACCTGACGGCAATCGCAGAGCACATCACTGCCTCGGGTGTGGCCGGGCTCATCTACCAGAACGAGCCGGATCAACTCATTTGGGCATGGCTGAACGACGGCTCATTCATCTCGTGCACCATAGACCCCGACGCCAAGACAGTGCTGGCCTTCTCGCACCACTACACCGACGGCTTTGTCGAGTGCATGGCTGTCATCCCGCAGGGCACCTACGATCAGGTGTGGCTGCTGGTGCGCCGGTACGTGAACGGTGTGTCCGTGCGCTACGTGGAAAGGTTCGACCACACGTTCGCGCCTGACTATCCGGTGGCGGTTAACCCGAACGCTTCACCGCCGACAGTAGCCCCTGACGTGTACGGCACTGTCGTGGACTGCGGCGTCACCGTTGACAACGGATCAGGTCAGTCATCGTTCACCGGTCTGGGAGCGCTCGAAGCCAAGACCGTGGCAGTTATCGCCGATGGCGTGAGCATGGGCAACTTCACCATTGCCACCGCAGTGCTCACCCCGCCGCTATCGCGCACCAGTAAGCGCACGATGATCGGCATCCCGTTCAATGTCCCACCGCAGGTAACGCTACTGACGCCTGAGTTCCAGACGCAGGCAGGCACAGCGCAAGGCACGGCAATGAAGACCGGACGCATCTACATCAGCCTGCTTAAGAGCCTTGGCTGTACAGTGCTGGACAGGGAAGCGCGATTGCAGACAATCCCGTTCACCGACTTCGGGCCGGGCAAGCTGGATATCAGGGTGCCGATGTTCACTGGCATCAAGTTGGCCAGCGTGAACGGCTGGAATATTGGCAAGAACGAAATCACGATCGCACAATACGAATCCATGCCATGGCACGTGCTGGCAGTGGTGCGCGAAGTGCAGGCTAACTAGCGAGTAGATCAGATGGCGACATCGACCACTGCCGCTTCCGGCGGGGACAGTAGCAGCAGCGCCGGCGGGCAAGGACAAGGAGGTAGCGGAGATTGGATATCCCTGGCGATTCAGGGTGTCCTGAAGATGATTGGGTCGGCGATCCAATTCCACCAGGTTCAGAAAACCGCCAAGCTAACCCGCCGATACGCAAAGTACCAAAACGCTCAGCGGATGATTGATACGCTGAAAACAGCCGACATCATCAAGCGGCAGGGTGACGAACTGGTATCCAGCACGCAATCTGCTTACGCAGATGCTGGCGTCGATGTGAACTCAGGGACGCCCGTTGACATGATTTCTCAGGAGCATCGGGACATCAATAGCGATGCGGCACAAGTGATTCTTCGAGGATCACTGGAAAACATCGCCACAACATCGCAGACCAAGTTGAATGAGGAGTCGCTCAAGGCACAGGCGCGGGTAGGCGGTCTCGCAACGTGGATGAGTCAGGCTGGTCAGGCATACGAATCGGCTAGTCAGAACGGATGGTTCACAAAGAGAAACCCTGTGAGCGTAACCAATAATCCCTCGCCGACCCGTAGTAGTTCAGGCGGTGCCGCCAATCCTAATACGTACTCGGGATATGCCTGATGGCTGTCATTCCTGCTGGCAACTTCGGTAGTCGGGTAGCCGGGACGCCTAATAGCGTTCAGGTGCCTGAGCAGGCCACCATTGGCCCGGCGTTCACTGAACTTGCTAACAAGATCGGGGAGGTTCATCAGCGCCAGGCCGCCAAGGTCCGTGACTCTGCCGATCGCGCCGCCGCCATTACCGCCACCGGTCAAATCAGTGATGCGCTGACCGCAGCTCACGATGCCACCAAGGAGGGGATTAGAAGCGGGACTATCTCCAAGGCCGATGCTGTTCAGCAATTCAGGGATACGTCCAAGTCGATCATCGACGGCGCAGTAGATGCGGTTTCTGAGGAGCATCGAGCCATTGTTGCTGCTCAGGCGCAGGACGATACAGGTCGTCTCGCCAACAACCTTCAGCGCGCCATCTACGAGCAGGATCGGAATGACATCTCGGCCAACCTAATCGCTCAGGCTGAACAGGCGACGCGTAACCCTAGACTCCTCGGTCAGCTCAAGTCGGCGCTGGATACGCTTGGCCCGAACTCGGCCATGGATGAGATTCAGCGAGGCGCGCTGCTCCAGCACACCAAGGAGACCATTGCGCGCGATCAGGCGCTGGCGGTAACGGAGTCTGGCCGATTCGATCTGGCAGCCAACACCGCAGCATCGAAGCGACTGGCTGACCCTAAGTTCCTGCCGGACCTTGACCCGACGCAGCGCCAGCAGCAACTCAACTACCTCGATAACTACGCGGCACAGATCAAGAATCACGCCGAGGTAGAGGAATCGAAGCGGATCAATGCGGCGATGCGGCTCGAAGCCCATCAGGCCGCCACTTACAGCCTTGCGATAACGCAGGTGCCACAGCTCGGCGCCCGGTCGGCGGACTGGGTGAATCACATTCAGGACACGCTGAAGGGAAGCCTCTACGAGGAGCCGTTCAAGGCAGCTATCAACGACGCCCGCGAGAACGGCGCTGTCACCAGCCGCCCGATCCCTGCGCAGCTCGGTTACCTGCAAGCCACGCGGGCCGCGTACAACGCCAACCCAACGCCGCAGACTCTGGCTCAGGTGAACAAGGTCGAGAAACTGGTCGATAGCAATCTGAAGCTGTCGATTGAAGACCCGGTGAAGGGTGCGGCGCTGAACGGCCTGTTTGAACCAGCGCAAATCGACTTCACCTCTGGCAGCACGATCAAGCAGGCACTCCCCGGCATGATCGCCCAGTCACAGTCCGCTTCTGCGTGGAAGGGTGACGTGGCGCCGCTCATGACCGGCGATCAAGCCAAGGTGCTGGCGGATCGCGCTTCGGCCCTTGAGCCGGCTGATCGCGCCGAGTATCTCGCACCGCTGGTAGCCGCGTCGCCGCAGCAGATATCCGAGACGGGGAAACTGATTGCTCGGAACAAGGGCGACCACTCCGTTGCCATGGGCGTGATGGTCATGGCGCATGCCGGGACGCGTGGCGGAAAACTCTACTTCGCTGGTGTCGACGCCATGCGGCGCAAGCTGGAAAAGAGCGGCACCGATAATTCGCTGGTGGCCGGCGGCGACAAGGCCAAGAAAATCCTCGATCAGCTCAAAGGGGCCTACACCACGAAGGCGAGCATGGACGCGGTAACCAACGCTACTCTCGGCGTGTGGGCAGGGCTACAACAGGAAGGCGTCAGCGAGAACGCGGCGCTAACTCAAGCCATCGACATCGTCACGGGTGGCATCATCGATCACAACGGCAAGACGGTGAAGCCTTACGGGATGAGCGATGGTGAGTTCAAGGATCACCTATCAGCCATCACGCCCGATGACATCAAGGCCATGGCTGGTGGTGGGCAACTGGTGCTCAGAACTGCCAAAGGTGTGCACGCCATCAGTCCTGAACAGGTCGTTCAGTCGATTCACGATGCGCGCCTGTCTGGGGATGACGGGCGCTACAACATCCATGCCGGTGGCGGGGTGATGGAGGTTTCTGGCGGCGGCCGCTTCTGGCTCGACTTCAATCAGATCGGCAAGCATGTTCCACGTGGAACCAAGGCTCAGTATCCGACTGGCTTCGTGGCGCCAGAGTTACCGTCGGCGATGGGCCAGTAATGTCAAGTTGGAACGACCTAGACCCTCACGCCGAGCAGGTCTCCTACGAAGACTCGGTGCGCAACTCGCCGCCGCCAGAAACGCCCGGCCCGTGGCATGACCCGTTCAAAGGGATCGCCGACAACATCTGGCGCTATCCGGCTGTTGCAGCGCTGAAGATGGCTAGGAACGTCAACATCATTGCCGGTGGCTTCGAAGAGAAACCGCACGACGCTGCGTTCTACTACGACTTCGCCAAACAGCTCGATGACTCGGCTGAGTCAATAAAGCCGAAGCCTGAAGATGTGGGCATCGCGACGAGCGTGATCGGTGGGTTGTCCTCGCTTGGAACTGAGGCTGCGCTGGGCGGCGGGATCGCGGGTGTTGTTGCTCACGAAACGATAGGCCAAGAACACGATGTCACGATGGCCGGTGGTAGCACGCCAGCAGTCCTAGGAACCGGCTTAGTGGCCGGTGCTGCATCGGCAGCAGGACTCAAGCTGCCAGCCTCGTTCACCGGCAGCCTCGCAGTCAGGGCGCTCAAGGGAGCAGGCGCCAACGTCGCTCTCGATGTCAGTCAGCGCGCCATCACCAAGACCATCTTGGAGAAGGACAACCTCAACCATCTGGCCGATCAGTACACCGTATTCGACCCGGTCTCGATGAGCATCAATGCCATCCTGGGTGGTGGGATCGCGGCATTGCACAAAGGCGTTACGCTCAATCCTGACGTGCGGGCCGCTGCCCAGACGCTCAACCTTGAGAATGCCCGGACTGAAGGGCAGCTCTTACCCGAAGACCCGTTCCAAGCCCAGCGCGCGCGCGACATGAACGAGAGCGCTATCGACGCCGCGCTGGCTGGAGAACCGATGTCGGTGCATCCCGACACGCCGGTTAGCGAGGTGCGGCTCACTGAAGCGGCTGATCGCGTTAGGAAGGGACTGGCGGCGCAGGTCAAGGAAGATGCGACCTTGCCGCCCCGTAGTGAGTTGGATGCCCTTCTTAATCATGGGGAGACGAGAGATGTCGTCCCTGTGGATGGCTCCCCTGTAGCCAAGGACGATCTCAGCGCGCAGATTCTTCGAGAGCTTGGTACTGCCAAGGACAATCCATCAGCCATGGATGTGTTCAGACAGTCAGAGAAGGCGAAGGAGCGGGCGCAGGAGACGTCGAAAGCCACGCCAGAAGCAGCGCCGGCGGCTCCAATCTCGTCTAAATGGCCGACCGACATTCCAACAACCGTCTACCGCGGCTTCGGTCGTGCAGATCGTCTCGATCCGAATGTGTACTCGTCTGGCAGCCATGGCATCCCCATAGCAGGCGAAGCTCGTTACTACACGCTCTCGAAGGAAGCGGCTAGCCGGTACGGCCCTAAACAGGAAGCGGTTCACGCTCCGCTATCGGATCCATTGGTGATCCGTAGTGATGATCAGTGGAGGACTTTAACCAAGGAAGCCGGCTGGGAATTCCCCAATCCACATGGTCTCCCTCCGGAAAGGTTGCAGGAAATGACGAGTCAATTACAGGCTTTGGTGAAGCAGAAAGGGCACGATGGCCTGATCGTGAATTGGAAAGATGTTCCTCAATACGATGAATACAGGCATGGGAAGGAGACGTTTGGCAAGAAAACGCTTGAGAACGTTTTCAGAGAACCGCAGGTAATCGTATTCGGTGACAAGACCAAACCGGCCGCTCAAGCCGAGACTGCCAAGCCTGCCGAGCAGTCAAAGGCCGAAGTGAAGCCGCCACCAGAACCGCCAGAGATCGGACAGCTACGCGCTCTCGCCGAATCTCATCCAGACCTGGAAATCGACACTGGCCAAGGGAAAGTACCCATCGCTCAAGCCGTAGAACATCTCATGCAGGATCACTTGGATACCGTGAACGACTCACAGATGTTCGCCGCAGCGGCAGACTGCATTCTCCAAGGGGGGACGCTAGATGGCTAAGCCGATGCGTACCAAGTGCATTGCCGCTGTCGAGAAGGCTATCGGGCGGCCGCTGCGACGTGGCGAAGGTACTGAATTACAGCAACGCATCATTCGCAACATGCGCACGCTGGCGGCCAGTGACCGGCAGGTGTGGCAGGGGTTGACACGTCAGCAGCGGTTAGAGGCAGCGGCCCACAGGTCTGCCGCTGAGCTGGTGCACGAGTCGTCAGAGAAGATGCGGCGGACATTACTGGCTGCCAGTGCCGACGCGCGGGTCTCTGATCGCATCAACGAGATTCAGTCGCTGACGCACATCAAGGACTTCAACGCTGTCGGCCAGTTCTTGGCAGATGTTCGCAAGGCAGTTCACGGCACCATCAACGAGTACTTCGGCCAGATGTTCAAGGCGCTGAACTCATCCGATGGCAAGTGGTTCGGCTTCGTCGAAGATGCCAAGTTCGCGCGTGACTTCGCCAACGAGGTGTTCGGCAAGAAAACGGGCAACGTCGAGGCCAAGGCGGCTGTCGATGTCTGGCTACGCGGCATGGAGGACATGCGGCAACGCATTAACCGGGCAGGTGGCGATGTTCGCAAACTCGGCTACGGCTACATCCCGCAGATGCACGATGCCGTGAAGATGGTGCGCGCAGGCGTCGACAAGTGGGTGGAAACAACGCTCAACCGTCTCAATCGCGCGCTCTACGTCGATGAGGATGGTGCGCTGATGACCGATGACCGCATGCGCGAGATGCTGCGCGAGTCGTTCGAAACGCTGTCCACCGACGGCCTGAACAAGTTTGAGCCGGGTGAACGCCAGTTCCGTGGCACCCTGGCTACGCGCAGTGCCACCAAGCATCGTGAGTTGCACTTCAAGGACGGTGACGCGTGGGCTGACCAGATGAACGAGTTCGGCCACGGCGGGCTGTTCTACGCCATGCAATCGCACGTCGCGCGGCTCGCCCGTGATATCACGCTGCTCGAACAGATGGGACCCGACCCGCACGGCCTGTATGAGACGCTGCACCAGAGGGCCGTCAAGGCCGGCGACTTCGACCGCGTCGGCCCGCCAGTCGTCGGCGTATCCACGCAGCACATGTTCGACTCGCTGACGGGAAAGACCAACGTACCGCTCAAGGGTGATGAGAACGTGGCGCGTTTCCTTCGCGGGTGGCGCAACCTCGAAGTAGGCGCCCATCTTGGCTCAACCCTGCTCAACTCTATTCAGGACATCGGCACCTACTTTCATACGACTGGGTTCAATCGCATACCGATACTGACATCCGGCATCAGGGCCTTTCAGGTACTTGGCAAAGCTAACACCGAATATCTGAACCGTGCCGGGTTCATCGGCGAAACCGCCATGGCCGGGATGAATCGCTTCGTCGAGAACAACCTTGGTTACGGCTGGACCTCCAAGGTTGCGCATACCACCATGAAGCTGGGTCTCGTTGTCGACTGGACGCAGGCGCTACGCAAAGCCGCATCACTGAACCTCGCTGCTTCTATGGGCAAGCTGTCTCGTGGCGCGTGGGAAGCCATGGATGAATTGGATCGAAAGCACCTACAACTCGCCGGTGTGACTGAGAAGGACTTCGCGGTATGGCAAGCGGCCACGCCAGACATGTACGGAAGCACCGCGATCCTTACCCGTGATTCATTGCGGGCGGTGACCGGCTTCCCTGTAGGTGACGTAGATCGCGCCGTCACCCGCTTCCTTGCCATCACGGCTGACGAGAGCAAGTTCGCCTCACTCGCCCCTGATCTCTACACCGAGGCAGCGCTGACCAGAGGCACGACGCCGGGTTCGTTTCAAGGCGAACTATTGCGTGCTATGGCCCTGTTCAAAGCCTTCCCCTTCTCGATGATCACTCGCCATCTCGGGCGCGCGATAGACATGTGGCGCATGGGCGACAAGGCTTCAGCGGTGAAGTACGGCGCCGGGCTGGCCACGTCGCTTACCATCCTTGGTGCTGTATCGATCCAGCTGGCCGAACTGGCGAATCAGAGAAACCCCAAGCCGATGGGCAATGCCAAGTTCTGGGCGAATGCCTTCGTCCGCGGCGGTGCTGGTGGCCCGCTTGCGGATTCGATCTCGCAGCTACTTGGATCAGACCCGAACACTGGCAAGGGTCGGGCTGCCTTGTCGTTGCTGGGTCCGCAATTCGACACGGTGGCGAGTCTAGGTTCGATGCTTAACGCTGGCTCCAGCAACAAGACGTTCATGGAGAACTTGCCAGCCAAAGAGGGGGCCGCCTTTCGCTTTGCTCGCAACAACGCCCCGCTCGTAAACTTGTGGTGGTCGAAGGGACTGATGGATCATCTCGTGTTACATGACATTCAGGAATACTTGCAGCCCGGCTACCTGAATCGGATCAAGAGTCAGACCGAGAAGCAGAACAAGCAAAGCTATTGGTTGCCGCCCGGCGCGCCGCTGTCGGACGCCGAGGCGCCACGTCTTGAGGAAGCATTCCAATGACCCCGAAACAGCTCGATCAACTGCGTAGTCTTGAAGAGCGTCTCGTCGATGCGCTGCTGGAGGAGTGCGATCCCGATCAGTGGGAGGGCGCCGGGGAGCGTATCGGCCAGATGGACAAGGAGACGCGCAACGCCCGCGCCGCGGCCCGCGCATCTGCCAGCGCCATGGTCTCGCTCGTCAATCGCATTCAGGTGGTCATCGAGCGAGGGATACTCAGCCCGGCTAGTGTCGGCTACCGCGAGAAGCAACAACTCAAGTACGACAAGTTCGAGGAACAAGGTCGCCTACTCACCAAGCGGCTGGAAGGTCTGAAGGTAGTTAGCACCCAATGATGAGCGATCTCTCCCCGCCGCTGCCCGAGCCGAAGAAGGTCAGCTTCTTGACGTTCTACCTGATCTGGGCAGAGCTTCAGGGCTGGGAGCCGCCGATGATCCACGTGCGTATCTGCCAGTGGCTGGAGTCGTGCGATTCGCGCGTGAGGGTGCTGCGCGTCTTCCGCTCGGCCGGGAAGTCCACGCTCTACGCGCTGTACAAGGCGTGGCAGCTGTACCGCGACTACTGGCGCCGCTCGATCATCTGGTCAGTCGATGACGAAATGGCGAGCCGGCTGACCCGCGACGTACTGCACATCATGCGGCAACACCCGCTCTGCCAAGGCATGGTGCGCAAACGTTCGGCTGGCGCATTCATGTTCTGGGTGGAGAGATCACAGGACGCTCGTAATCCCAGCATCCACGCGGTGGGCGTAGCTTCCAACGCAGTCGGTGCCCGTGCTGACGCCTGCGACTTCGACGACGTTGAGGTGCCGCGCAACGTAGGCAATGCCGAGGCGCGAGAACTGCTCCGCCAGCGCATCGGTGAATCCACGCACATCCTCTTGCCGGACGGCTGCAAGACCTACATCGGCACCCCGCACACCGAACACTCCGTCTACGACGAGGAAGTAGCGGGCGGCGCGGCAGAGCTGAGCATCCCCCTGTTCGGCAAGTCAGTGCGGTATGTGGACTGGGTGGATACCAAGACCGAGTTCGTCATCCCGTGGGAACTGGGGCCTGATGGCCTGTGGGTACTCGGCGGGATCGGCAAGCACGCTCAGGTACTGATCGAGAACGTTGACTACCGCATCGTCGATAACAAGGTCGTGTTCGAGGAACCGCCCGGCATTCACCTCGACCTGTGCACCGACAACGCCTGGCCTGAGCGCTTCACCCGCAAAGAGATCAAGTTCAAGCGGCAGGGCTGCGCGACCTACGGGGCATGGGATAGCCAGTACCAGCTGGTCGCGACGACGCTCAGCAATGCCCGGCTACCACCGTCAATGCTGGTGCCGTATGAGACTGAAGTGCGCCTCACGACTGCCAATGGCGAAACAAGCATGTGGCTGGGCGACACGCAGATCGTTGGCGCCTCAGCCCGATGGGATCCATCCAGCGCCAAGCAGAACTCAGACGTGAGCGCTGTCGCCGTGGTGCTACAGGACGCCATGGGCCGCCGGTACTGGCACCGCGCCGTATCGCTCACCGGTGAGGTGGCGCAGTTCGATGAGAAGGCTATCGAGATCATCGGCGGGCAGGTATCGCAGCTCGCCAGCCTGATCAAGGAATTACACTTGCCCGCCGTGGTGGTGGAAACGAACGGCATTGGCGAGTTCGCCCCGTCGTCACTACGCGCCGTACTGCGTCAACGCGGTATCCGTTGTGGCGTGAAGGTGGAGCGCGCCGTGGAGAACAAGAGCAAGCGGATTCTGGATGCCGTGGAAGGGCCGCTCACCTCTCGCATGCTGTTCGCACACCGGTCTGTACTGGCAGGCTCGGCGATCGACGAGATGAGGGACTGGCGCCCTGGTAAGCGCAACCAGAAGGACGACTACCTTGACTCCTTGGCTGGTGCGATCTCGACGACGCCTGAGCGCCTGTTCAGGCCAGAGGTCAGCACTGGTGATCCTGATCAGCGCTCAGCGGAACCGGCACGTCAAGAATGGCGCCCCGGTTGGTTCAATGGCGAGATGCTAGCTGAGGTGGACTGGGCATGACCGTATCGATACAGATTCCGCACAACAGCTACACCTACAGCGGCTCGCTGGTATTTCCCTACACCTTCAAGGCTACCAGCAACGCCTCGATCGTGGTGAAGGTCAACGACGTACTCAAGAACTACCCGGCTGACTACTCGATCAGCGGGCTGAACAATCCAACAGGCGGTAACGTCACGCTGGCGGTGGCACCGGTAGCCGGCCAGTCAGTCACCATCGACCGCGCCACGCCGCTACAGCGCAACGTCGACTACCAGACGCTCGGCGACTTCCTTGCCAGCCAACTCAACTTCGACATCGACGAACTGTGGCGTGCGCTGCAAGACAACGGCTACCTCAACGGACTTCTCATCGGTGGACAGCCGCCTGGATTGCCGAACGGGAGCCTGCTGGCCTTCACCTCGCTGAGAGATACCTTCGCCAGCTACGTCGGAAGGGGCGGGCTGTACCTGCGCGTCAACGTGGCAGAGAACGCCATCGAGGCCGTTGGCAGTCCCGGGGGCGGCGGCCCTGCCGTGGTCGGCCTGCTCAATCTCGTCGATGGACCAGGTGGCACCTACGTCGGAAAGACAGGACAGGTCGTAACGGTCAACTCCAACGAAACCGGCTGGGTACTGGACGGCTACAAGGTGGGCCAAGCCAAGTACAAGCTATCGGGTGACCAGACGCTCGGCGCTGGCGATGTCCTGCTCAACTTCAACACGCTGGCTTCCACCAACACGCTCACACGAGGGACCATGAGTGGCGGCATCTACACCGCCGGCGGCGCAGGGTGCGACTTGCTGGTTACTGCCCACGTTGACATCAATCCGATTGGTGCTGGCACTGGCAGCAACCTGTTCCTCTTTCGTGGGGCCGCAAAGGAAACGCAGGGCGTTGCCATCGACTACGCCAGCAGCGGCACCAACGAGATGACGGCTGACATCCCTTCGTGCTTGTTGTCACTGGCGGGCGGCGAAACCTGCTCGATCAAGCACAATGGAAACGGGCAGACGATCAAAGCCAACTACTCGTACCTCACATTGGTCGAACTTTCCTAGGAGAACCGCATGGGTGTCCTCAATGTCCTGCCGCCGAGCGCGTGGTCAGCGTTCACCTTCACGTCGGCCACTAACTTGGCCAGTTCGTCGACCCTGCTGTTCGGCGCGCAGACTGCGCTCTTGGACGTGTCGGCCATCGTCGCGTCAGGGCTGGCGAGAGACCTGGCGATCTCAGGCAAGATCACCCTCAACGGCACAGTGCCCACGGTCAACAAGTCAATTGAGCTGTGGGCGTTTTCTGACCTTGATGACGGCTCCAGCTTCCCGTCGGAACTTGGCAACGCAGACCAGACCATCACGTTCCTGAGCGATCAGCGGAAACGCGCTGCCGCATGGCTGGTGCGATCCATCCAGATCGATCTAGCCACGGCCAGCTTGACCTACGCCATCAAGCGCAGATCGGTAGCATCCATCCTTGGCGCTGACGTGCCGCACATCAAAAAGATCGGGCTGTTCCTAACCCACTCCACCGGCGCACAGATCTCGTCGGTATCGATTGGAATCACTGGATGGGATGGGCAGTACTAAGCCATGCCGCGCGGCATCGGGAATCTCGCTGTCCCCTCTACCGGCTTAGCTGTCGGGTTCAACGTCAGTGACTACGTCAGACTCAGCCCGCTAACGCTGGTTGACTGGATCACGTTCGAGGTCGTCATGCAGATGCGTGACACCGGGGTTCGGGTGTGCAGTATCCAGAACACGTCCGGGATCACCATCTTCGAGATGTCACTCGGTCTAACTACCGTCGACTCCACTGGTCGCCCCTGCATCGTGATGACGACGCCCTTCACCACGCAGAACCTGACCTACCAATTGCCGTTCGATCTGCACCCTGGGTTCTCTCGATCGGCGCCTGAGAGCGCGGCTGAGTTCCATCACTTTCTTATCAGCCACAAGATCGATCTGACGTTCAACACCGCGAGCTTTGGGTGGCACAACGGCGAGATGATGGCGGGCGGCATAGGTCAAGGTGCTGTGGGAACGGCCAGCGCGGCCGGTGACTACGTTGTCAACAACACCTTCCCCAGCTACATCGGCAACAACACTGCCCTGAATAACCCGCTTCAGGGATTGATCGACCGCTTCCGGGTATTCAACTGCCGGCTCACCGATGACGTAGCGCTGAAGTGGTCCCGTGGCCGAGACCTGCACTGCCACGATGAGAACCTGATCTGGGACTACCCGATGGGGGCAGAGGACTCAATAGGCTTCGACATGGGCGCGATAGGTGGCCCGGTGCCCGTTACGGTGAGCGGTACTCAGTTGTGGGACATCGAAGGACGCACGACCGAGCGCGGGGGCGGCTTTGAGTCAGCGTCTAAGGGAATCCCGTTGTTCCACAGGCGCGCATTTAGGCGGCGCGCCGGGCTCATTTGAGCAGCTTGGTGTCTCCCGGTCGCTTCAACGCCTTGCTGCGATCAGGCACATACCACCCATTCGGCGTGAGCGGGTGATGCTTGGACAGCTCCATGAACTTCGGCAACCCCTGAGCTTCAGTCAGTGCCGCGATGGCCTCGTGAATAGAACTGCGAGCCTGATTAGCTAGCGAGCGTTCAGATGGGGAATCGGGCTGGCCAACCATTAGGAAAGCTGCGTTGGCGTGGCGTAATGCTTCGGAGATTTCGTGATTGTAGTTGCCGCTAGGCTTGCGCTCAGTGCGCTGCTCACGCTCAACCTCAGGCTGATGCTCGACGACCTGCTTGCTATAGGGGCGCTCGATCATTCGCTTACGTTTGTCGATCATGATCGAATCACCACAACGAGCCACACGACAGCAGCAACAAGTCCGACCAAGGCAACCCCTGCCCATATACGGGCACGTTCAAGTTGCCCGCTGGACGGCTTGTTATCGCTCACAACAGTCACCCACTCCAGCGCGGTACCATCTGCATTGACGCGCTGAAACTTGACCGGGCCAATAGCGGCCTGTTTGGCCGGACCCGCCGACATCCGCGCGAAACCGTCCAGCCCGGCCGCCTTCGGTTTCTCCTCGAAGTACTTGGCTTCATGTCCGCATGCGTCGAGGATGTGGCTTCTTTCTTGGTAGCAATCCTTCTTCAGCTGCTCCGTTCTCTCGCCCAAGACAACGTCGTACTTTTTCACGGGACGCAAGCATAGCCCGTACCATGCGCGCCACCGACAATCAACGCATAGCTTGTCCATTAGTACGCCTCCGCCTCGTTCTCGATCTCAGCGCTGCGCTCGGTAAGCCAATCGGCTACAGCCTGAAAGCTGGTCGCCTTGATGATGCTGATCGGGCCGAACTCGGCGACCAATTCATCCTTGCAGCCAAGGTGCTCGGCGCGATCCAAGATCAACGAGACCTGCGTGGCATCCAGTACCTCAGACTCGACAGCCTTGCAGCGCTCGTCGGCCAGTAGCGAAACCTCCTTGAGACGCTTCTGGCGGGCCTTGTCGCAGTCCTTCCAGATCGCAGCACGCTGCTTCTCAAGGGCATCGAACTCTGCCTTGGTGCTGCACTTGGTATAGCCGGCGAGCAGGTCTAGGAAGGGCTGAACGGCCAGATCAGTGCTGCGTAAAGGCGGTTTCGTGTCCACCACTACAACCTTGCCGCTGGTTTGGGAAGCCGTTAGTGGCACAGAGATAACTCCGGGAGTTGCCACGTCATCACCCTTAGCCCAGCGCGCCACCATCTGGCCAGTCTCCTCACTGAGTACTTGGCCAGGGCGAAAGCAGGGCATCTCGCGAAAGGCAATCGGCAACTTCATGATCGCCTTCTCGCCGATGTAATCGCTGATCCACGTCGGCACACCGTCAGCACCGGGTAGCAGCAGCATCTTGGCGGTCAGTTCGAAGATGATTTCTTCGCCACCGATGGGCATGTAGCCGAGATGGGTAGGCTCCTTGCCAGATTCTATCTTGAGCTTCTCCTTCGCGCGAAAGCACATGATGATGTGGCAGCCGATGCGAGTGCTCAGGGCGTTGAGCAGTATCTTGCGACCCTTCTTGGCTGAGCCCCACGCGATCTGATCGACACGCTTGGCACGGGCGCTGTCACCCTTAGCCATGCGATCCACGGCATCGTCGTGCTGCTCCAGAACGCCACCCTCGCCATCGTGTTCGTGCGACATGGAGTCGATGATGATCACGCCCGCACCCTTGCCGGCGCAGTGTTCGATGGCGGCAAGGTAGTCGACCGAGCGGAACGGCGCCCGGAACGGTACGTGGCGAAACTTGAACCGGTCAGCGTAGTGCAGGGCGCGGTCGTTCTCGGTATCGATGAAGAATATCTCACCGCCGCACACGCTCTGAATGCCGGTTGCCATGCGCAAGGCAGAGAAGGTCTTGCCTGATCCCGAGGGGCCGCACAGGCCGAGCATGGCGTGCGTCTGTTGCCTGATCGCAGGCGCGTCTTCAAACGTTCTCATTGGGTTCGTCCTCGTCATAGAGTCCAAGTTCGGCGATGGCGTAGCTGGGCAGGTCGAGCACGCCTAACTTGCCGCCTTCGAGTTGTTGGTAGTTGGGCCAGTTGCCAGACTTCAGGCACGCGGCCCAGAGGTTTACTGCGCGTTCCCAGCGGCGGCGTCCGCTCTCGATGAACGATGCACTCGGCTTGAATGCCGTCACCGCGTAGGGCGGCTCGATCTCAGCGAAGGCGATAGCGCAACCAATCCGTCCGGCCATGGATTCCATTGGACGAACCGGATTCGGCTTGGACTCCAAGGACCTGATGTAGGCGTAGGTCTGGATGTCGTAGCCGAGCTTCCATGCGGCACGTACGCACGAGTCAGGGTCAGCCGCCTTTATGGTTTTCCATTCGAGAAAGCGGTTAACCCAGCTGTAGTCGAGCATGGCCTTGCAGCGCACTGGAGTCCCGTCGGCTGCCACTTCCTTCCAAGTGACGATCTCGCCAGCCTGTCCACCAGTGGGCGTAAGCCCAAGCGCCTTGAGCTGGTTGAAGTGGGCAAGCTTGGCGACGTGCAACTGCTCCACCTCCTTGTCGAGTACCGGCACTCGCCCCGCCGCACGCGAGGCGTCACGCGCTTCCTGTGCTGCCTTGGTGCGGTAGTCGTTGGCTTGAATCACGTCGATCCCGTCCCAGCCGTCGAACAGCATGGCGTGATGGAGCGTGCCATTGTTCATGGATGGCGACGGTCGATTCGGCCTGCCACCGAGCTTAGGATGCGCGAGGTAGGCGTGCGCGGGGCTTTGGTTGACCAGAATCTTGGCGATGGACGCGCTCAACAGCGGCGGGGCGCCTTCGATCACGTCGTCAGCGTAGTACTGTTGAACGGTAGTCATGAGGTCACCTTGAGATCGAGGCGAACCGAGTTCGATGCTCGGTCAATAGCGCTGAGTGCTGCCACGATCTTGCGGCGCGCCGCTGCCTCGTGGTTGGTATCGAGCCAGATGATGTCCCTGACCAGAGACTCAAGGAATCCTTTGGCGTCGATGAGTTGGTAGAGAACGGACTCTGCGATGAACGGTGCCATGTTGCTGCCTCTTGTGTTGTGTCAATTGGTAGCAACGAATCTAGCAATGGTGTCAATTGCTGTCAACAACTATTTGAGGTGACTGATGAGAACAGCAGCCAAGGTTGACGCGAACCAAGCTGAGATCGTCTACGACCTGCGCAAGGTAGGCGCCACCGTTCAGTTGTTGCAGGCCGTTGGCGGCGGCTGCCCTGATCTGCTGGTCGGATACCACGGGGCGAACTACCTGCTCGAAGTGAAGATGATGAACTGCTCGCTCAACGACCTGCAAAAAATCTGGCACCGGGCCTGGAACGGGAAGGTGGCCACGGTGCACAGCGTGATGGATGCACTGCAAGTGATCGGGGCGGCGCGTTAGGCCAGTTTCGCCTCAATATCAAACCCGCCGTAGTAACCGTTGTGCTCGTTGTGGTTCGCGATCTTGAAGCTGTCCTTATCTGTTGTGATCTCCAGAAACTCGACCTCGTGCGTCTCCAAATCGTCGTCCACAACATCTGGCGCGCTAACGGTCCGGGCAGACAGAAACCGCTCGCCGATGTGAGTAGAAAGATCGTCGTCGACGGTCATGTATCGATGCTCGCAGCAAGACTGACCTCCATCAAAAACATTGAGCTTTGTTCCGTCCTCGAAGCTGATCAGAAGGTTTTCGTTGATAACGACAACGTCGCTAATTCGTTTGCCAATCGATGACTGAATAGCCCGCACGGTCTCTTCATTGCTGGACAGCCCTTTGATAAGCACTCCTATTCCAACATTACGCTGGCTCATGGCTAGCCTCCTTCCGATTAGCCAGTCGCGCCTCCAGCGCAGCGCGGATCAGCCGCACCCGTGGCGCTGACGATGTCTTGCGGATCACCACGGCGGGCGGGTTCACCTTCAGCCTGAATTCCAGCTGTCGCAGAATGCCCTTCAACCGTCGCGGATCGGGCCGTGCTTCACCCGCAGGCCCCAGCCATAGCGTTGCCCACTGCTCGTAGTGGCGGCGCTGGCGAGCAGCCTGCTGCACGTGCGGATAGGGAATAACCATCTCCCCATCCTCGTAGGCAGCGATCGCCGTGGCCGCGTACTCGGGCGGATACAGGTCCGGGTAAGCCGGGTTACGCGAGGTTGTCTTGCGACGCATTGTCTTGCTCCAATTTTTTGTTCATGCCTTTCAGCACTTTTTCCAGAAGCTGCGGCGAGGCGGTATCCAAAACTATGGAAACAACCTCACACGCTCCATTGCCTTCAGTCAGTAGTGGATGAAAAAGCAATCTCGTATCGGACCCTAAATACTGTTCAATCGTCCTACTCAGCGGTTTGGCGGCAACCCATTCGAGCGCCATCCTTTCAGTATCTGGATTTTCGAAGTAGCTCACGCGTCCGTTCTCCGAATCTAAAAATCCGCTATCGATCGCATCAGCAAGCCATGCAAATGCTGTTGCCGCGCGATGCAGACGCTCAAGCTGTTCTGGCGGAAGGTTCTCAAAGTCAGTTATCTCGTTCGCTTCAAGAATCTGTTTTGCCTCCAGCAACTTGGCAAGGGTCAACTTCTCCCCGCTCATAACCTATCCCCATGCCAGCGTTCAAAAGCCTGTGCCCACGTCTCCCCACGCTTGAACGGCTTGTCAGCCAATCCAAGCTGGTTGATCCGCGCTCGCTGGCGTTCAGCGCGAATCGTGGGCGTCGTGATCCCGCAGTACAGGGCGCGGTCACTGAGACGGCGGGCTACGTAGATGTCGCGGATGATGTCGATCATCACGCCCTTTCCATTGATCGAAACCCAGCCTTGACCTTCCGCACCACCGCCATCGACGGGCTGAGCGGTGGTAAGCGCTTCCAGTCCCAGGGTGGCCACGTGCCGTACCACTCCTTGTACTTCACGCCGGCAAAGCCTTCCTTGTAGCCGCGTTGTAGCGCTAACCCCATCAGTTCTCTGTACTCATCTTTCATCTGAGCAATCGGCCGCGTCTCACCCAGTGCGCCTACCTCGACCAACTCCCCGGTGAGTACGCGCACGTTCTGCGGTAGCGACTTCGGCGAGTGTCCGCACTCGGGGCAGGCGATGGTCATGCGGTGCATGCCGCCGCGGGCGAGCGCCACGACGCGTGGATCGTAGGTACAGCTGCATTCCTCGCAGAGGATCAGTCCGTCGCCGTCCTTCTTGGCCTTCTTCTCGCGCGGCTCCTTCATCACCACGCCGCGCTCGCCGTCGAGACTCCAGATACGCTCATCGGCAGCCAGACCGTGCTCGGCGACACACCCGCCGTGATCCAGCACGATGCAGTCAGTCTTGCCGTCGGCGGTACGTAGGCCACGTCCCACCATTTGCAGGTACAGCACCGTGCTTTTCGTCGGCCGTGCAAGTACCACGCAGGACAGTTCGGGCAAGTCGAACCCGTACGAAGCCAGAAAGCAGTTCGTCAGTACCTGCGTCGCGCCGCTACGGAAGCGGGCAAAGATCGCCTCGCGCTCGAAGGCAGAGGTTTCAGCATCGACGTGTTCAGCCGTCACGCCAGCGCGTAGCAGCGCCTCACACAGGGCCAGCGAATGTTTGATGGACACGCCGAACACGACCGTGCGGCGATCTCCAGCACGTTTCAGCCACGTATTCACCACGTCGCCCACGATCTGCGGCTGATTCATGGCGTCTTCCATATCCGCCTCGACGTAGTCACCTTTGCGGACGCGCATACGCTTCAGATCAGGGACGCTCGGTGCGTAGTACTTGGCGGGCACGAGGTAGCCCTGCGTCGTCAGCTCCTTCACGTCGGCAGTGCAGATCAGCCGCTCGTACAAGTTACCCAGGGCACGCCCGTCCTTGCGGGCAGGGGTGGCGGTGAGACCGAGTAGGAAGCCGGGGCGAAGCCTCCCCAGCAAGTCCTCCCGAGTCGCAGCGAGGCTCAGGTGCGCTTCGTCAAAAATAACCAGATCGTAGTAGGGAAGTAGTTCGACGTTGCGCGAGCGAGCGTGCAGCGTGTCGACGGAGGCAACCTGCACCGGTTCGTAGCTGCGTACCAGCTCACCCGGCGTGCCGGCCATAATGACGCCATGGGGAACGCTCACGTCGGCCAGCTTAGCGCAGCACTGGTGCACCAGCTCGCGGCGAGGCGCCAGAAACAGTACGCGTCGATGCTCGGCGGCTTCCCTTCGCATAAGTTCGGCGGCCACTACCGTCTTGCCTGAACCCGTAGGCGACACCAATATGGCCGACTTCACGCCGCTGGCCCTATGCGCATCTATCGCCTCTAAGGCGAGCGCTTGGTTCGGCCGCATCTGCGGCGCGGTCCCGCTAGCGATGGATGCCCACACGGCAGCAAACCCCAATTGTTGACTTTCTATTTGCATATGATGCCACGCGTTGACGCATCGTTCACGTACTATTTTTAAGGGGTTTTCGGGGGGTTAGTTGGGTAGGTTTGGGGTCTTTTTGTGGGGTGATTTACTGGCCCGTAGCTGGTCATTGAAGTCCTTGTGAGCGGACCCTGGAACCCTCAGTTCGCAGGGTAAATTGACCCGATCTCGCAGCTTCCATGCCGCCTTCATCCCGGCAACGTCATTGTCGGCAAATATGATCAACTTCCGGATAGTATCCGGTGGCACGAATGTGGACAACAGGGCCGTGTTCAGCGCTGCCCAGACGGGCATTCCGAGGTTGAGTAACGAGGCCGACAGCGCCGTCTCCAGCCCCTCGGCGATGCCCAGCACGCCGCCCAAGGCAAGCACGCGGGGTAGTGGCGTGAGGCGCACAGACACGCCCTCATGGCCACCCACCGGGCCGAGCATCTTTCGGGAAGGCATCCCCTCACCGAGGTTCACTTTGTCTCCTTCTGGCGACAGATAAGTCACGTGCGCAGTGACCGGCGCACCCTGGATATCGACGGCAGACGCGAGCATCGCGGGGTAGTGCCCGATGTCAGACCCAACAGCCGAGTAGTACGGCACCGACACGTGCGCTCTGAGTGAGCATGCTGTTGTGAGAGGCCAGATGTGGCGAGAGCGAAGGTAGGAAACGACGGGGGTGCAATCTTCGGCGGGGCAGGATGTGCGAATCATCTTCGCGGCGCGTGGCGTGAGGATCGATGGCTGTTGTTTGGGTGGTACTTGGCGAGGCTGTCGCGGTCTGGATATCTCGCCGCCGAGCCATTGTTCCAACAGATCGCACGCGCCTCGAAAATCAACCTCGAAAACACCCATCAACAGATCGAAACCATCACCCGCCATCGCCGACTTACCGAAGTGCGACTGGCCGTGGCGACACATCCAGTTTCCTCTACCGCGGCGGTTATCGTACATGAACCGATCCGTCCCGCCGCAGTGCGCGAACGGGCACGGGCTACCACGTCGGCCCGCCTCTACCGTCGCATCATCTAGCGCACCAAGGGACAACAGCGCAGAGGTCCACGCCTGCGCGTCCATGCGTGCGGCGAGGTCTCTATAGCGCACGGTTTTTCGACTTCGCCCATGGCGCAATCATCTCGAACACGCCGGCGCGGTCCGGGTGCGGTCTGCGCAGCGCATCGAGTTCGGCGAGCTTATTTGCTATGGCCTTCGCAAATTCTTTGCCAAAAAAGACCGTGCTGATCGGTTCGTATACCCAGCGCCAATCCCAAGGGAAAATAAATCCTACGCGATCATTACCAGCCTTCACCTCGAGCGTTAGTCCTTGATAAACGACGAACGTTAGGTTCATACCGTCACCCTCATCTCATTTTTTGAAGCCACCCACAGTGTGCAGCCGGGCCAGCGATTCAGCGCGTAGGCAATGACACCATCCGTGCTGGTGATCGGGTCAGCCTCCAGGCCGCTATCGCGCCAGTGGATGGGGATGCGATTGCCGTCCTCGTCATACGCCAACCACGCTTGAAGCTCATGCTCGCGACGGAAGGTGCAGACAAAACCATATTCAGATGCGCGCCAGGGTTTAAATCCCAGTTCGTCGAGGCGTTCCCGTGTCAGCGGCACGCGCTTAATAGGCACGTGCTTGTAGCCTTCGTCTTCGTCCGTCATAGCCCCAGCCCCTTAGCAAACCACATCGCAAACGACAGCACGCACACAATCGCACTGCCTAGCACCATCATCATGATCGCGCCGTTGCGCAGCTGTGCGCGTTGGTATGCATCGATTGGTCTACGCATTTGATACTCCACTTTGCGGCGTTCTTTGTTCACAGACATGGGTTCTGGTGTGATGTTCATGGTGTGCGGGGCTGCGCTGGAAAATTGCGAAAAGCCTTCGTCGCTCATGGGAATAGCCCCGACCTGGCACTGCCTTTTAAATCGCCAATGACAACCTTTCGCGTGCTGATCTCAACTTCGTGCTCAATCAGCCGCGTTTCTAAGTGTCCGTACGCGTCCTGTGCATGCAACGCCCAACGCAGCGCTTCAGCGGTTGCATAAGACATCAGACCTACAAGCTCATGCCTTGCATTACTGTCATACATCCCGTGGCGCTCCAGCCCTGGCAGTCCAAGCGCGTCGCGAAGCTCGCGAAATGCGAGCGTGCGAAGTACACCATCCAGATGCAACGGGCCTACGGATATGCACGCATTAGACGTTGTCACCCGGGCTTGTAAGCTGTAGCCGGTGAAGTTGGTAGTTGAGGTGTCTTCGTTTTCTTTGCTCATAGCCCCAGCCCCTCGGTCCAGCCGCCTAGCCCGCAGAAAAGGTCAATCGCTAGCATTTGATCCTCGCTGCTACCCAATTGCGAACAGCCCACCAACGGCGCTCTGGGTCCGCTGGTGATCTCGTCGTTTTGAAACATGATCTCAGCGGCTAGAGATGGCGCAATGTTGAACATGCCTGCTAACCAGTCAGGCATGTCGCCCGTGTCGTCTTCATCATCAGCGTCGTGTTCGTCGCGCATGTCAATGCCGCGCTTGGCGCACATCACGCCGAATGCGCAATGTTCGCCCTCCGCATTCTCAAGCTTGATATCAATCAACCGCTTGTTTGGCATGGCGTCCAGTTCCGCCAGCAACTCGCGCAGGAATGCTTGGCCGCGCTTGCCTCGCACTGCGCGCGCAACGGCGCCTTGCCATAGCGCTGATGCGGCTTCGTCGATGTCTTCAATGTAGTTTGATCGGCTCATCTGGACCTCCACACCTGCCACGCGAAAAACACCGCGCCTGCGACAGTTAGGCCAACACCCGCCGCAGCCAGAATCCCGGAAAGGATCGCGTAGAACGTTTGCTCTGTCATGGCCGCACCTCATCGAACAAGCGCGCATAGTGATTCGCAACGCGCAAGGCGCGCCATGCTGATTCAAGGTTGCTTTCAGCAACTCTCAAATCTTTTTTCCCTGACATAAACAAACCTCGCCGAGCGGACATGATGTTTACGGCAAGGTCCATTCTCTGGAATGCTCTACGTGCGTTTTGGGTGTGGTTCATTTCTTCGATTCCTCATCTAACTGTTTGTCGATGGCGCGCAGGTCGCGTTCGACGGCGTGATTTACTTGCCCGCGATCCCAAACAAATTGTGGCCTTTTCAATTCCAGCACCGATCGCAGCCTGTCAGCTGGTGGGCGAATGTCTAGGCGGGTGCCTTTTTCGTGATCTGATTCATATGGGTCTGGTCCCCACACGGGCGCCAGGATTATCCTGCGATTTGATTTCGGCCACGCAGGCACGTTGTTCTCGTCATCGTGAAATCGGTAATAGCCGTCGTGGTCGCGGATCATTCGAAGTCCTCCTTCGTTCCCGTAACGCGAATCGGCTGTAACAGCTGCACGCCGCGAATGTGAGTGAGGTGTACTCGGTACTTGGCGCCTTCGCGCATGGTGATTACGCCGCGAAAGGGTGTGTCGCGCAGGGTTACTTGGTCGCCAGTGCCGTGTGCAGGTTGGGCCGCTGGACGAGCATTGAGCTGACGGCGAGTTTCTGCGTTTTCGGCGTACATGAAAGCGTTTAGATCGAACGGTTTTTCAGTGTTCATGCAGACTCCCTTTCGCGAATCGCATCAAAGAGTGCGTGCAGTCGTTGCCGTGATTCATGCAGATCGCGCACGGCATCGCCGATGCCAACAGCATTTTGCAGCGCGGTGCGTTTGTTAAACACGCACTCGGCGAAGTACAGTTCTTCTTTCGCGAGCGTCGATCGTAATTCCGGTTCGGACATGTATTCAGTGTTCATTTCGGTTCCTCCAAGCATTCGTAGTGGATGCGTCGCTCCATGAATCAGGTCGAGAATCCAAAACGCATCGGATGAATTCCTCACACGCTTCTGGAAACGCATGGGCCCGCAACGTTTCCTCGCTACAAGGCCAGTATGGCGGCTGCGCCCAATTGCACGGACCGTAGCCGCGAATGTGCCAATAGCCAGACTCCATGTGCTCAAAGGTGATGGGGTGATCGAGGAAAGTAGCCATCACAGATACCTCCGCACGGCTGGCGTGTAATCACCAAGCCAGTAATGCAGCACTAGGCCGATGGCGTTGACTTGCAGCGTCTTGTACGCCCCCATTTCCATCCCGCAGCCAACCGGCAGCGCGCACCAAACGGAATACCGGGTGCCGGTAAAGTTGTCATCGCGCGAATAGGCGGCTGTCGCGATCGCAGACCATCCACGCTTGGTTTCTTCAGAAGGGACAACACGCTCATATGTTAGTTGTGAGCGTAATTCAGTGTCGGACATGTATTCAGTGTTCATTTCGGTTCCTTGGTGGTGAATGAGTCGGCGTACAGCTGGACAAACTTAGGCGTGATGTCCTGCCACAGATGGTTGATTGCCATCGCGTGCGAGCGCTGAGAATGGCGCAGATGGCTGCCAAGGCTTGGTGACGCGTGGCGTAGGCTTGAAACTCGCCGACCGTCGAGATGTTGCCAGTGCCGTTTCTCCACATGCGGACGTTGTAAGCGCGATCGCCATACGGTCCCTGTTCGCTAGTCACGAAGTACGCGACTGTCTTGTCATGATTCCAGAATGCTGAATCAGACAGCCGCGACTTGAAGAATCGCATTGCACCAGCGCTAAAGAAATAACTGCCGTTCATCTCGGCAGCTGCGCGTACGGCCACGATTGAGACTTGTTTTGCGGTATCTGCAAGTAGTTGTTTGACGTTCATGCGTCAGCCCCTTCTAGTTCGCGCTCGCTAGCCTCTTCACCGAGTTCGCGCAGCGCGTACAGTGCGTCGTCCGTTGTCTCCACATGCTCGTCGGCAAGGCGCACGCCGTAGACAGTGATCCATGACCTGCCAGCGCCAAGCGTGCCGTAACTGCGCACGTTGCTAGCGCGAATCGCGTTGAGTCGCTTAACCGCCAGCAACAGGGAACGTGGCGAAGGGTTGCGTTGCGGGCACGTGTAGACAACGCCGCTCATTTCTCGGGCGCGGTGAATACCGACGTGCAGCTGTGTGTGAATCTTGATCATGCTTCGTCCCTCAGTTCGACGGCACAGTCAGACAGCGCGTCGACGGCGCGATCACTCATGTCGTGGATCGATCCGACGCAGCGCACCTGCGCTACGTAATAGTTGCCGTCCAGCCTGTCAGTCTGGATGCGCCCGTGGCTGACGATGCGATACACGTCGCCAGAGTCGGCGTCCCATACACGGTCGCCCTTGTTTGGCAGACCGTTGCCCCTCTCAACGATGGTTGCTTTCATGCTTCGTTCCTCAGTTGTTTTGATTTACGTCGAAGTGGCGCTTAGCGCGCCACCATCCGGGTGAAATCGACTTGGTAGCGGCAGTGCGTGTTCATCAACTGCACCAGCGCCGCTTTGTCTGCTTCCCTGAGCGCTGCGCGATGCTCAGCGGTCAGGACTCTGGCTACGTAGTCGGCGTTGACGATGCCGTCTACGAAAGCCTTGATTGTCTTCTCTACGTGCTTGGTGGTTGCCTTAGTCATGCTTGCTCTCCGGTGGATGTGATGTCAGAATAACTCAATGTCAGTACGTGACAACACGTGTCAACGACCGTTCATCCTCTTTTTACTACCGTTCGTCGGCACTCAGCAGGTAATCAACATGGGCAAGCGTGATCCTGCTGTAGATCGAACGATCAAGAAGGCACGGCAGCGAGAATGGCTGGCCGAGATGGTGCGAAGGCATCCAGATAGGATGTCGAATCTCACCAACACCAAATCTGTCGCCAAAACCTCTACACTCAACAAGCCAGCCAGAATTCACTATGGGAGGAGGGAGCAAGCGGTCATGCGCTCCCGCGCTGCGCTAGTTGTCCGTACTCACAAGGCGCCGCGTGCTGCCAAGCCTGAGAGGTACTAGCCAGTGGTATCGCCAGCATGAAGCGTCAACACGCTCGTGCTCGCATGCTCAACGACCGCCAGTTCAACGAAGCGCTGACTCACCAAATGAGTTGGTCGCTTGATGATGACCGCGCTATCGCTCAACCAAGCCGCTGGCGTAGCAAGCAGCTGGCTATCGCTGAGCGTAGGCGCGAATCTGCATCGACGACTATCACAACCAATCATGGCGTCTATCGCATAGTCAGGCAGCCAGGATGCAGCCTGCGCCTCGGTCGTCGCATCTACCACAACTACAATGCGACCACGACCTCCATATAAAGGTAGGTCGTTTCAAAGTGGGTCCTCTTTCCGTCAGCGACAGACCGGGATACCCCGGATTCGCGGGCAGGGGCTTGATCTGCGGAATACCACGTCTCTCTCCAGCCAAAAAAAATCCATTGAAGGCTATATAGCTTTTGAGACATTTGGCTCACATGTATGCCATGTAGCTTCAGTGTTTTGCCTGCGTTGGGAGTAGGAGACTTAGCGATGAGGGAGGAGGTAGGATGGTTGCTGGTTAGACTAAACATCCATACCCGTAGACGGTTCTTATAACCTGCGTTGCCGTGCTGGGAGGTATTTGTTAAATCTTGCTTAGAATAGAAAAAAAGTGCTTGACAGAGAATGTAAAACGGTCCAAAAAGAATCAGGGGATGCAAGAAAAATCGTCGCTCCGCTCCTCTAGGAAGTCGAATCTGGTCCGGCACCGCAGGTCGTTCCAGGTTTTTTGAATATTCGATTGAACCGATTAGACCCCGGTGGCCCCTGGGTGCATGGCCAGAGCCCAATTCTGTGTCACGCGAAGGAGTTTTGAGTGGCCAGTGAATACGGATGGTTCTCAGTAAAGATTCATGAGCACGGCGGCATTGATGTTTCTGCCGAGATGTATGACGCGAGCACCGTTCGCAGACTGATCACGCTCTTGGAGCAGGTCTTGTGTCCGCTTGTAGGCGCCCCGACTCAGCCAAATACCACAACGCTCAGTTCAGTACATGAGAAGGTCACGCCGAATGACTGCCGAGGTCTCTGAAAGCTGGTTCCAGATCAAGGTGGATAGCGACAACGCGATCGAGGTTAGCGCCCTGCTCACCGACCCAGCAGGCATCCGCAGACTGATCTCCTTCCTTGAGTTCTCACTGATTCCGAAAGGCGAGACTGTTACGAAGGTCTCTGGCCAAAGCGGCTACATCTCTACCCACGTCGGTAACGGAAACCCCAGATACCGACCGGACGCCGATATTGCCTGACGCGCTTCCCTGTGCTGTACTGCCACCGCTCTAATTCCTAACCGGAGACAACCATGGCAGCAGGCAAGAAGGCAGCGGATGTAGAGGTCGACGAAGTGGACGCCCTCACCGGTAACACCACAGACGCCGATCCCGGTGACGAATCACCCGCTTCCCCGCCGGCTGCCGAGCCTGAAGCGAAACCCGTCTCCGAAGCCGATGAACTGCGCGCCAGACTGGAGGCAGCCTATGAGCGCATCGCTACCCTCGGTAACCAGATCGGCGAACTCGAAGACCTCGTCATCGATGCCCGCGCCGCGCGGAAAGCCTCCCCTGAAGCCGATAAGGCGGAAATCGCGAACTCGCCAGAAGCTCGCGCCCGCGCCCTCATCGAAAGGCTTAAGCAAGGCGTCACCCCCGAGATCGAAGGGAAGTCACTCGCCGAACTCGCTGCGATGAAATTCAAGGGACGGGTACTCACAAGCGAAGGCTGGTACGTCGGCGCGACCGAGTAAGACGCTATGGGGCTGTTCGACGCCTTCACCGGCAAAAAATCTCAGAAGAAAGCAAAAAAAGCCTTCATAGAGCAGAAGGCCGAAGAAAGCGCTGCCCGCTATCAGGCCGACGTGTCCACAGTCCAGGATACGAACCAGAACCTCGCCGAAATGAATCAGCGCCGCCGCACCGGTAGACTCGGCGTCGCCGCCTTCGCTTACGGAGCGCCTTCAGTGGGTACCTATGCCAGCGGTACGCCGACCCAAAGCATGTACGCATACCAGGGACCCGGCGGTACCTCTAACACCGTCGTCGGCTCGGCGATCAACGGCCTCATCGGCTCCTACTACGGATCGCCGTCGAAGTCAGGCACCATGCCCGTTCCCAGTATCGGCTCGATCAGATTCTAATGGCTCAAGCCACGTTCTCCGCAGACACGCCGAGTAACCCGCCGCCAGGCCGCGCCATGGATAGCCAGGACGATGCCCTCGGCATGATCCTGAATCGAAACCTCCAGCAGCTCGTTACTGCCCGCGCTCCGCACGAGACCATCTACCGCGAATGCTTCGATCACACCTATCCAACCCGCGGCGAAGGATTCCAGACCGATAACGTGATCGGGCAGGCCGTCTCGGCCATGAACCGAAAATCACTCATCGTCGATGACACCCTCACCGATGCCGCGAACATCTTCGCCGCCCAGACGCAGCTCGGCTCAGTGCCGTCCAGCGCGCGCTGGTTCGAACTGTCCGTCTTCAACGCCGACGATCAGGCCCGTAAGTGGCTGGAGGCCGCAGCCGATATCCTCCACCTCGAAATTCACTCATCGAACTTCGACTCGGAAACACCGGACTGCCTCAAAGACCTCACCGCAGGATGGTTCGTCCTCTTCGTCGATGTCGATCAAGATAACGGCGGCGGCTTCTGCTTCACCTCGTTTCCCATCGGCCAGTGCTACATCTCATCGACCCGCGCCGACGGCCGCATCGATACGGTCTATCGCAAGTTCAGAATGACCGCGGCACAGGTCGCGCAGATCGCCCAGCAGCGCGGCGGCAAGATCAGCGAACACGTCAGATCGAAACTCGATACCGACCCCAACGCGCTCATCGACCTCTGTCACGCCATCGAGCCGCGACCCGGCCTGCAAGTGGTCGGCGGCACGCAAGCCAGACTATCTAAGAACAAGCCGTTCCGATCGGTGCTGTTCGAGACCGGCCGCAACTTCATCATCTACGAATCCGGCTTCGACGAATTCCCGTGCATGGTGCCGCGCCTGTCGCGCCTCGCCAACTCGCACTACGGCGTCGGCCCGGTATTCGATGCCCTGCCCTCAGCGCGGCAACTGAACGAACTGAAACGCCTCGACATGGCAGCCACCGAGATCGCTGTCGGCGGCCTGTGGAAAGTCATCGATGACGGCGTCGTCAACCCGCGCAACATCAAAATAAAGGGCCGGGCCATCATCCCCGTCGCCGATCAGCAGTCCATCGAATCGCTGACCTCGGGGGCGAACTTCTCACTCTCCACAGAGCGGATCGAACAGCTCCAGACCACCATCCGCAAAATCATGATGGCCGATCAGTTGCAGCCGCGCGACGGCCCGCAAATGACCGCCACCGAAATCCATGCCCGCGTCGCTCTCATCCGCCAGCAGAACGGCCCGCTCTACGGCCGCATGCAAAGCGAGTGGCTGTCCGTCATGGTCATCCGCTGCTTCTATCTGGGATTCCGCGCCGGCATCTTCGGCGAACCCCCGGATTCGCTCAAAGGCGCAAACTTCGCGGTCAAGTACATCTCTCCCCAAGCCCGCTCGCAACAGCTCGAAGATGTCACCGCCATCCAAGGCCAGATCGCCGACGTGCTGCAAATGGCCCAGATCGTCCCTGAGGTACTGGATAACTATGACTGGGATATCATCCAACGAACCCTCGGCGACGCCAGAGGCGTTCCCCGCAAAACCTTCAATGACCTCGACAAGGTCATGGCGATGCGAGACGCCCGCGCCAAGCAGCAAGCCGCTGAACAAGCCGCCCAACAACAAGCGATGGTCCAAGATCAGCTCGCACAGGGTATGGCAAAAGCAGCCGGCAAGAAGGTAAACCCCAACGACGCCATCGCCGCCCTGCAAGGCTCACCCCCGCAGGGGTCCGTTCCGGCATAATCCGCCCCGTTACCCAAGGAATCCGCTATGGCCCAGACGATCGCCGGCACCTTCGCTTTTCCGTTCGCTGTATCCGGCGCCGCGGGGGCGTATCAGAGTCCACCGCTGATGATCCCGCGCGGCTCGGTTAACGCCAGACTCTCTACGGCGCGCGCCGATGCCTCGAATACCATCAAGACCCGTAAACGCACGGTCCCCGGCGGCGCCTTCGCCGATCAGGTCACCTACAACGCCGCGCAGGTCAACACCAACGTCGCCGTCGTCGAAGGTGAAGAATGGATCGTCGAGCTGGTCGCCCTACAAGCAGGCGTCTCGCTCGACTACAAGATGACCATCGAGAACTAAGCGCGGGCCATGGACACTGAAAAGAAAGAGGCCAGAAGGGTGCTGATCAATTGGCTGCAAGATCGCATCGATGAATTGGAGAGGGAAGAACTGGCGGACATCCGTGCCGGACTGACTTCGCCGTTGAGTGTCCATTTTGGTGGTCAGTATGTGGAAAACCTCAAAACACTCCTCGCTGCGCGCGCCGCCTCAGCGGTACTGAAACCATGAAAACCGACTTCATCAAGTCAGCCATCAAGCATCCCGGCGCCCTGCGCGCCAAAGCCAAGGCGGCAGGTGAGTCGACCAGTGAGTTTGCCAACGAACACAAACACGACAAGGGCAAGACCGGGCAGCAATCCCGCCTCGCCATCACCCTCATTCGTATGACCAAGAAGAAATAACGATGCCGCAAGGCCGGACGCCAGACCTGCAACTGCTGCTGAGTGACAAGCAGGAACGCGCCAACCTCTTTGCCAGAGTTTTCGACAACCCGCTCGGTGAACAGGTGATCAATTATCTGGATGCCCGGTTCGCCTCTCGCATCCCGTTCCATCTCGGCCCGGACGGTCAACGCAAAACCGACTACGCCATGGGGCAGCATTCCCTGATCGGGCACATCAAGGGTCTCATCGTGTATGGGAAATATGGTGACGAACCCCCCGCCGATGAGGCAAGCTTCACCGACGACGAGCAGTTCTAGGAATACCCATGTCAGAAGCAGTCCTTCCCCGTGATCCGTCGTTACGCGGTGACTCAGACGGAATTGCCGGCGATAAGCCATCGTTCACCGGCACCAGCACGGCCATCGCCGCCGAGGTTAAGGCGACACCTACCCCCGAGTCGACGCCCGCTGCCCCGACCCTCTCGATCATTGCCCAGGGGAAAGCCCTTGCCACCGAGCAGGCCACTGCCCCGCCCGGCCCGGCCGATCCCTTCGCGATAGTCCCCGAGAAACACCGGGTATTCGCCGGTGAGGGAGATGCGAAGAAACTGGACCCGGCAGCCACACTCGCGAAGGTCAGTAACGCCTACGTCGCCCTCGAAAAGAAGCTGGGCGCAGGAGCAGTCGGTGCGCCCGCAACGCCAGACGACTACACGATCACCATCCCGGAAGCCTTCAAGGATCAACTTGACCCGGCCGCCATCAAGGACAACGCCGAGTTCAAGGACTTCATCGCCAAGATGCATGGCATCGGCCTCACCCAGCCCCAGCTCGATACCGTACTCGGTGAACTGATCGAGAGCGTCGTTGGCGTCGCCTCAGACAAGAACGAGCAGACCTTCGAGCAGGCCAAGGCCGCACTGGAGAAGGTGTGGACCAGCCCAGCCGAATTCCAACGCGGCTCCATGCGCTGCTGGCAGGCGCTCACCGGCTTCTGCGATAACGAAGCGCAGGCGAATGACCTGCTCCAGCGCTACGGTAACGATGCCCAACTGGTCCAGTTCCTCGCCAAGGTCGGCGCCGAAATGGGCGAAGACCGTAGCCTCGCCGCCACCATGATGACCGCCAGCGGGGAGGACGTTGACAAACTACGCAACTCTCCCGCCTACTGGGACGAGAATCACCCAGAACACAAGGCGACCGTCGCGCGCGTCACCGCGTACTACAACCGAAACGGCACTCGATCGACGGGCCGTAGCGTAGGACCCCAGATCATCTCGTTAGGCTAATCCCTTGGCGTCATGGCATTGTGCAATCATTGCGGAGAGAACCATGAGCACGCAGCATTGACGGCACCAGGCATCTCCGCGCCCAGAGGCGACATACTAGTGACAGACCGCGCGGACTTTTGCAGCCTACTCGACTCACGCATTGAGCCGCTGAAGCATCAGATTCATGCGATCGGAGAAGCGTCCAAAGCAGGTCTCGATCTGCACACTGAGCAGCTAAAGCAGTTACCCGGTATCGCTGACTCTCTCTCACAGATGAGCGGCAACATCGAGACCATTACCGACATCGTAATCAAGTCAGCAGGGGAACTCGGCGGCGTGCGGGAACGTGCCGAGATCGCACACCAAGCCGCTACTGACACCACTGTTGGTAAGGCGCTGCACTGGTTACAGCGGTTCGCCAACTCGCGCGCCGGACTCATCATCATCGCTGGCCTGATCGCATTCGTACTCGTGGCGCAGGTGCTCAACCATGAACATCTCACCGACCTGATGCCAGCACTGCATTTGACTGCGAAGTGAGTGCGCTACAAGCTCGAAGACTGGCTAAAAGCACGCGGATATGTCCGCAGAACTTCATCGCACATGGGGACAAGATATGACGGGACTGAAAGGAATCTTGGCCGGGCTGCTCTTGCTAAGCGCAGGCGCGATCGCGGCTACAGTACCAGTGATCGACGTAGTGAGCTGGACGCCGGCGACCACGAAGACTGACGGATCGGCGATCCCGACTGGCGATACCACGGGCTTTAACATTCGCTGCGGTACTGGTGTCGTGGGCACGTTCACGACCCTGGTGACCGCGCCGGCCACGGCCACGAGCGTCACGATCACTAGGACTGGCACCGTCGGCGACCACACGTGGAATTGCGTCGTTACGCAGGTCGTCAAGCCCGGCTTTGAAAGCCTCGTGTCCAACGAGACCATCCCCGCTGGCGTCACGCTGCTGGTCGGCATCCCAAGTAATGCGCCAGTGCAAGGTGTCCGCGTCATCACACTTGGGCAGTGCATCGTCGTGGCTGGTGTTGATGCGCCGGGATCGATCTGCGCGGCACTCGTGAAGCCGTGAGCGCGGCGGCGCTAATCACTTGGCTCCTAAGTGTGCAGCCGGCGCCTTTTGTTGATGCTGGCGCCAATGTCTACTGCGCACAAACACCGGCGCCACGCGAAGACGGCTACAGCGTGGCATTTACCCTGTTGCCCGGTGTGCAGCAGTTCGATCCAAATATCTTGGCCCCCGGCGACTGGTGGTGCGCTGTGACGACAATCGCAGCCTTCTACGACGAGTACGGTCTACCGGAATTGCGCGAGAGCGATTACAGCAACGAGGTACAGCGGACGGTGACCGACTCGGCGCCGTTGCCGAATGCGCCACAGCTCAGGCGAAAACTCACCCTTGGCGCATGTACGCCAGACCCCGGCGGCGCGTGCAAGGCCACATTGAGGACACCATGAACAACGGCAGCCAACGCTTCAGAAGTCAGGCATGGGAAGTACAGGTTGAGATCGCAGCAGCACGTCGCCGCCTCGCCATCGCCCAAGAGCATGTCTCCATCGCTAATTCAGCCCGCTGGGCCCCTAAATGGGCGAATGGCGCGAAGACCATTGTGCTGGTCACCAAGAAGCGAGTGGCCGACCTGGAACAAGAAGTCGCAATGATGTCGTCACGGGCATGATTGCAATGCCTATTCATTCCGAGTAAGAATAGTTCAGGGCCGGAACTGGCGAACCGACACCCCTTCGTAAAGCCCGAGCGCCTGCGGTAGCCGGCAGATCACGCTCAGTCGTTTGAGGCCAATCACAAGATTGACACCCTCACGAGGCGAAACCTTTGTTTCCCCTTTTGAGGAGCCTCATACGTGAGCTTTCAAATCACCGAAAACATGGTGCAGCAGTACACCGACAACATACGGGTGCTGTACCAGCAAAAGCTGTCCCGTGCGCAACCGTGGTGCCAAACCACCACCATCAAAGGCCAGTCAAAGGCCGTTGAACGCGCCGGTAAGACCGAGGCGTACGACATCCTGTCGCGTCACG